CTTAATACAAGGAGAAAAAAATGGGAAGTTACAAAGGTGATATACAAGCAACTAGATTTACAGCAAATACTTCTACTGCAATTATAGCGGGACCAATTAGATTAAGAGGTATTATTATTGCATCTGATGGATCAGGAGCAGGGTTAGTTACTTTAAAAACAACATCTTCTGCAGGATCTACTTTATTTGTAGCAGATGTACCAGAAGGTGATGTTATTAATTTTAGTTTTCCTGAAGATGGAATTTTATTTCCAAAAGGAATTTTTACAACTACATTAACAAATGTATCTGCGGTTACATTACTAACAGATAAATATTCTGGACCTGGATTAACAGCGTAGGAGAAGCTAAATGGCTAATACTACTTCTGGAACAACTACTTTTGAAAAGACCTTTTATATAGATAAAATTATAGAAGAGGCTTACGAAAGAATTGGTATGTCCGCTCCAAGAACTGGACAAGATTTAGAATCTACAAGAAGATCTCTAAATATAATGTTTCAGGAATGGGCAAACAGAGGTCTTCATTATTGGGAAGTAGCAAGTAATACTATTTCCATGGTTAATGGCCAAAGCACTTATACTATTTATAGATCAACCTCTGATGGAACTTCAGATGGAACACTTAGTTATTTAAATGGTGCAATTACTGCAATAGCAACAACTATTACAGTAGATTCAGTTTGGCAGTTTCCAACATCTGGAACTTTATTAATAGATTCAGAACAAATTACTTATACAGGAACAGATACATCTTCTATGACAATAACAGGATGTACTAGAGGAGCTAATGGTACAACAGCTGCAATTCATGCAGATAATGCAACTGTATATGATTATAATTCTATTACTTATGGACCAGATGATATTTTAGAAATGGTTTATAGAAATACAGAACAAACTCCAGTTGTTGATTTTCCACTTACAAAAATTAATAGATCAGCATATAGCGGATTATCTTCTAAATTTGCAACAGGTCAACCTACACAATATTACGTACAAAGATTTATAGATAAAATTACAATCACTTTATATTTAACACCAGGAACAGATCAGGTGAATAACGTTATTCAATATTACTATGCTAAAAGAATTCAAGATGTTGGAGCTTACACAAATGCAACAGATGTTCCATATAGATTTGTTCCATGCATGTGCGCGGGACTTGCTTATTATGTAGCACTTAAACTTGCTCCACAAAGAGTAGAAGGATTAAAATTATTATACGAAGATGAATTAAAGAGAGCATTAGAAACTGATGGATCTTCTTCAAGTTCATTTATAACTCCAAAAACTTATTATCCAAATGTCTAATCTATCAAGAGGAAAATATTCTTATATGATCTCTGACCGTTCTGGTTGTAGATTTCCATATCAAGAAATGGTTCAAGAGTGGAATGGTTCATGGGTACATACTTCTGAATTTGAAGCTAAACAACCTCAATTAGAACCAAAACCAACAACAGCTGATCCACAAGGTTTAAGATATGCGCATCCAGATAGAATTGAACCACCAGTAATTGTAGTTTTAACTTTAAATCCTTTTTCAACAACAAAGTATGCAGGTTCTACTTATATAAATGTTTATTCAGAAGATCATGGAAGATCAACTGGCAATATCGTAAGATTTAGAGGCCCGCCGCAAGTTAACATTGTAGGTACACCAACTAGAGAAGATTCTTTTGATGATGTTCCTTCATTTGATAATGTTACAGATATTTCAAATGCAAATGGATTTACAATCACAGTTGGAAAAATTGATTCATCTGGTATTGTAAGTGATACTTTAAATTATTTTTATTTTTTAAGTACAAGTACAGCGACAACAGGAAGTATAGCTGGCGGCGGGGCACAATGTTCTGCAGGACCGGTTACACTACAGGCTTAATATGACATACACAGAATTAGTTACAAAAATAAGAAATTACACAGAAGTAGATTCTAATGTATTAACAGCTACTATTATTGATGGATTTATTCAAGATGCTGAATTTAGAATATTAAGAGATGTAGATTCTGATAATAATAGAAAATATGCAACAGCTTCAGTTGTTGTAACTCAAAAATATTTTAATACACCAGCAGATTTATTAGTTATTAGATCTGCACAAGTATTTAATACAGATGGAACCATATCTTTTTTAGATGTTAGAGATATGACATTTATTAATGAATATAATCAAAGTAATACAACAGGAATTCCTAAATATTATGCAAATTGGGATGAAGATACAGTAATTGTAGCTCCAACACCAGATCAAGCTTATACAATTCAAGTAAATTATATCTTGAAACCAACTGGATTATCGGCTAATACTGCTACTACATATTTAAGTCAACAATTTCCCAATGGCTTATTGTATGCTTGCCTAGTAGAGGCGTATGGATTTTTGAAGGGTCCAAATGATATGTTGCAATATTATGAAAATAGATATAAGCAAGCTATCGAAGGATTCTCATTAGAACAAATGGGAAGAAGACGAACTGATGAGTTTCTTGACGGAGAACCTCGTATAGCTCGAAAACCACAATAAGGAGAAACAAGTATGGCTATTACACAAGCGTTACCAAATAGTTTTAAAAAACAACTATTAGATGGTGATCAAGATTTTACAACACCAGCGGGAACTGGAGATAGATTTAAATTAGCTCTTTATGTATCGACTGCAACATTAGGTGCAGCAACAACTTCTTATACAACATCAGGTGAAGTAAGTTCTTCTGGAACAGGTTACACAACAGGTGGAAAAGCATTAGTAAATTCTGGAACATCTCTTGTATCAACAGTTGCTTTTACAGATTTTGCTGATTTATCTTTTCAGAGTGTTACATTAACTGCTAGAGGTTGTTTGATATATAATACTTCATTTTCTAATTCTGCAGTTGCAGTATTAAATTTTGGAGCAGATAAAACAGCTACAGCAGGAACGTTTACTATTCAATTTCCAGCTTTTACAAGTTCAGCAGCTATTATCAGGATCTCTTAATAGGAGTTTTCTTACATGGCTAATTCAGCTTGGGGAGAATTAAGTTGGAGTGCAGGAACCTTTGGTGGATTAAATGATGTTACTGTTCAAGTAACAGCTCCTGGAACACTTACAACTTGGGGATCAAATAGTTGGGGTCAATTTGGTTGGGGAGAAAACTTAGGTCTTTCAACTCTTCAAGGAAATGCAACTATTGATATAATAAGTGTTGCAAATGTTACAGGACAATTATTAAGTACATCTTTAAATTCTGTAACTGTCACAGGAACAGCAAATCTTACTTTAACAGGACAACAATTAACAACAACATTAAATTCAGTAACTACCCTTATAGCAACTGATGTTTCTTTAACAGGACAACAATTAACATCTGCTCTTGGTATAGTAGATCCAGGTCCTGATGCCAATTTAACTGGTCAACAATTGACTTTAAGTTTTAATGGAACTGTAGATATAGATATAGCAGTTGCGGCTCTTGTAACAAGTCAATCATTAACACTAAGTATTGGAGATGAAACAGTTGTATTAAATACTCCTGTAAATGTAACTGGTCAAAATTTAACAACAGCTATAAATTCAGTTACAATTACTACAAATACTCCTGTAAATTTAACAGGAAACAACTTGACAGGAAGAACTGGTCAGTTATATGTAAACTCTTGGGTTCCCGTAGATACTGGTCAATCCGTAAATTGGACAGAAGTGGCTGCATAATATAGAGGTTGTATTAATTGACAAAAACTGATAAATATTTTAATAAGAACAAAATAAGGAATTAAATGGCTACAATATATTCTTCAGATCTTAAGCTATCCATAATGGCAACTGGCGAAAACGCTGGTACATGGGGCCAAATTACAAATACAAATTTATATCTATTACAACAAGCAATTGGTGGATATGAAGCAATTTCTATTGCTGGTGGAGCTCAAACAACAGCTCTTACAATGTCTAATGGTGCTATTTCTAATGCAAGAAATGCAGTTATAAAATTAACAGGAACAATTACAGGTAATCAAATCGTAACAGTTCCAACAGGAATTGAAAAAACTTATATTATATCTAATGGTACAACAGGTGCTTTTACAGTTGAATTTAAACAAGCAGGTGGGACAGGAGTTACATTCGCAGCTGCGGACAAATCTACAAAAATATTATTTGCAGATGGAACAAATATTGTGGAAACAGGAAATACTACTCCTATTATTACTCAAATTAATGATACTAATGTTAATGAACAAATTAAATTTACAACAACTGCAAGTGCAGTAAACGAATTTACAATTACAAATGCTGCAACAGGTAATGCCCCTGAAATTTCAGCAACAGGAGGAGATACCAATATTGACCTTAAAATAACTCCAAAAGGTTCTGGTAAAATAAATTTAGATGGAATTAAATTTCCAAATGCAGATGGATCTTCTGGACAATTTTTAAAAACAGATGGATCAGGTTCTTTAAGTTTTGCAGACTCTGGTCTTGCATGGCAATCAGTTGTTACAACAAGTACTATAACTGTTGTAGCAGGTAGAGCATACTTTATAAATACAACTTCAAATGCTTGTACAGTAACTTTACCTTCAGGAACACCGACTGCAGGAGCTCAAGTTCAATTAGTAGATTATGCAGGAACTTTTGATACCAATGGATGTATAATAAATCCAAATGGAAATAAATTAGAAGGTCAAACAGGTAGTTTAGCATTAACAGGAGATAGAGAAGGAGTAATTTTAACTTATATAGATTCAACACAAGGATGGCTTGCAACTTCAGGAATTAATGAAGGAACAGATGCTTTATCACCAGGACCTTATTCAATAGATTTTTTAGTAGTAGCAGGGGGAGGAAGTGGTGGAAAATCTACAGATGTTGCTGAACCAACTAATGGCGGTGGAGGAGGTGGAGGTGCAGGTGGATTTAGAACATCAACTCAAACAGTTAATATTGGAACAGCAATTACAGTAACAGTAGGAGATGATGG